AATGACCGAATCATTCCTTGAAGGAATGCGAGGTCTATTTGAAGAACATTATGTATCAATCCCTGAAGATAAATATGATGTCGTTGAGAATATGGTAGACAAACTTGACGAAATGGAAGAAAAACTCAACGAGCAAATCGAGAAAAATATATCTATCACTAAGAGTCTCTCCGAGGCAACAGGTGGTAATATCCTTTCCGATGTTTCTGAAGGCTTATCAAGCACTCAGAAGGAAAAGCTCGCTTCACTTGCCGAAGGTGTTGAGTTTGAAAGTGAAGAATCTTATAAGGAAAAGCTTGAGACTCTAAAAGAGTCATACTTTAAGGCTGCTCCAAAAAGAAGTGACTCGGAAGTGTTAAACGAAAACGCTGCGACACCAGAAAATGTTTCTGGTAGTATGGCGGCATACATCCAGGCACTATCCCATGCCACTAAAAAGTGAATCTCAACTTGTTAATTAATCAAACGTAAACTTATTAGGTAAAAACGCAAATGTTTGGCAACGCAGAACAATTGCAAGAGAAGTGGAAGCCCCTTCTAGAGCATGATGGAATTGATGAAATCAAGGACAATCATCGTAAAGCGGTAACTGCTGTCTTGCTTGAGAATCAAGAAAGATTTTTACCAGAGGAGAGATCATTCCTCTCAGAAGCTCCAACAGTTAACACAAATACTGGCGCTAATGCTGGTTTTAGTGGTGGTGCAACAGCAACTGGCCCTGTGGCTGGTTTCGACCCTGTTCTTATTTCATTAATAAGAAGAGCAATGCCAAACTTGGTCGCATACGACCTTGCTGGTGTTCAACCAATGAATGCTCCAACAGGACTTATTTTTGCAATGAGATCCAGATTTGTTGATGGCACAAATGCTAACAACATGCTTGGAACAGAGGCATTATTCAACGAGCCAGATTCAGCTTTCTCTGGACAGAACTCCGAGAATACATATACAGATGGTATGACATCTGTTACAACTGGTTTAGGTACAACTGCTCAGTCAGGTACTAACCCAGGCGCACTTAACCCTTCAACAAACGCAACTCAGGTTGCTTATGATGTTGGTCAAGGTATGAGAACAGATGACTCTGAAGATCTTGGAGAATCTGGAAAGACTTTCAACGAGATGGCTTTCTCAATCGAGAAAGTTACTGTGACTGCAAAGTCAAGAGCTCTAAAAGCACAGTACAGTTTAGAATTAGCTCAAGACCTTAAGGCAATCCACGGATTGAACGCTGAGGCTGAGTTAGCAAACATTCTATCAACTGAAATTCTTGCTGAAATCAATAGAGAAGTTATCAGAACTATCTACAAAACTGCTGAGACAGGTGCTCAGGTCAATACAGCAACTGCTGGTACATTTGACTTAGACGCTGACTCAAATGGTAGATGGTCAGTTGAGAAATTCAAGGGACTATTATTCCAGATTGAAAGAGATATGAATGCTATCGGGCATGAAACTCGTCGTGGAAAGGGTAACATCCTCATCTGCTCTGCAGACGTGGCTAGTGCTCTATCAATGGCTGGTGTGCTTGATTACACTCCTGCTCTTGCAGGCAACAGCAACCTACTTCCTGATGACAATAGCAGCACACTTGCTGGTACTCTTAACGGAAGAATCAAGGTTTATGTTGACCCATATTCAGCAAACGTAAGTGACAATCACTTCTATGTTGCAGGATATAAAGGTAGTAGCGCATACGACGCAGGACTATTCTATTGTCCTTACGTGCCTCTACAAATGGTTAGAGCCGTTGGTCAGGATACATTCCAACCAAAAATTGGCTTTAAGACTCGTTACGGAATGGTTGCAAACCCATTCGCTGAGGGTCTTACACAAGGTCAAGGTGCTCTTACATCTAACGCAAACCGTTACTACAGAAGAGTAAAGGTAACAAACCTAATGTAAGCGAGATGCTTATATTTCTTAAAGACACTCTTTACAGGGTGTCTTTTTTTATGCTATAATAGATGCCATGAAAAAACTTTGGAGAATTTGGGCGAAAGCATTAGGTGACAAATCTGGGACTTCTGATAGGGAGGCAGACTTTGTTGCTGCAATTCGCACTCTAATCTTTATACAGTTAGTAGTGACAAACTGTTTTATCGTAGCAGGAAATATTAGGCATTGGAATGACCATCATATACCTCCTTCATATCAGTTAGAAAACTTTATGACAGAGTCTAAAGATGAGTAAATAATTAAGAGAATTGGAGACTGGTCCGATGCACCCTCATTTCTTTGTGAAGTAAACATTATGGGAGTCCACCATGCACAATTTAGTATCGTTTAACCAACGATGGCAACACAAGATGACGTCTACTAACGACGAGGACAAAATAGACGAATATTACGAATGTTTAATAGAATGTACAGATACACAGTCCTCATGTAAACGTATCTGCAGTAGCATTCTCATGTGAGAATACACTGACACTGTAACGAGACCGCACTCTAGGGGTGCGGTTTTTTTTATAAGTAGTTAGAATATCTAATTTACATATGGAGCTCAAATACGTGGGTAGAGGACGAGTTACTAAGATAGAGATGAAGGCTCGTCTCATAAAATTAAAGAATGATTTGTATAACGGTAGATATCATGGTGCATCAGAGGAATGGATAGAAGGGTCTCATTATCAACTAAATAGTATGCTAGCTATAATAGACGAATACAACACATGATGGAAGAAGACGAGTATTTCGATGAAAATTTAGGTCTAGTATATCCTAAGGAAGAGTACGATGGCGACTTGGAATCAACAGATAGAGAATAGAAACTTCTTATCCCCTATAGGGTTTAAGTTACTGTTAGCAAAATACCCTAAGGTGGTATATTTTGCGCAGTCTGCAAATATTCCTGCTATAAATGCTAACGCACAACAGCAACCAACACCATATAGACCACTACCTTTAGATGGTTTTATATCATATGACCCATTGAATCTAACATTCCTCATTGATGAGGACTTACAGAATTATCTAATCCTCCATAACTGGATTCGTGGTCTAGGCACACCTGATAGTGTAGTAGACAGAGAAGAATTTGTGCAGAAGAATAAAGTATTGAATAATGATGACGATAATATACTTGCTGACGCTACACTGGCAGTATTAAATAGTAATTTTCAATCAAATTTCTTCGTAGTATTCAAAGGTATTCAACCAGTATCCTTGTCAGCATTGGAATTTAATGCTACAATAGATGGTACAGAATACGCTACCGCAAGTGCATCTTTCCAATTTCTATCATATGAAATAAGGAAAGGGGAGCAAAGCAGTAGAGATAAAACCCTCAACTAAATGAAACTGACCCAAGAAGTCATTGACAAAATCCAAAAAGCAATGCTACACAAGAAGAAAGATGGTAGCATCAACTGGAAAGATACTGATGAAATTGAAGTGCAACTAGCAGGGACGTTTGCTGCTGACAGATTTATTGTCATCAAGAATAAAACTAAAGACCCTGTTGTAAGTGCTGCACCTCATCCTGATTTCGATTACGAAAAGAAGGTCTTTACTAAAGATGGTAGAGAAGAGTATATGAAAGAATATGCAACTAAAAGGTTGCATGATGATATAAAGAAAGCAAAATGAATCTTGAAAAAATTCAAGAGATGTGGGCAAAAGATTCAGAAGCATTCTTTGACCACAGAGAATTACCTGAGTTACTAGCAAATGACAGTATGGAGACACCTCGTCTTCATGCTAAGTATGTGCAATTCTACAACTCATTCAAACTGATGCTGTCAGAGGCACAAGTTAAGAAGAATGTATTGTATAGAATGAAGTTTGAATACTACTCAGGCAAAGCATCATCAGAGGTATACAGGGAAAATCCCTTTGACCTCAAAGTATTGAAGGGTGACCTAGATGTATACATCAATAGTGACCCAGATATATGTAAGGCAAACCAGAAAATAGACTACCTAGAAACTTGTATAAATTGTATTGATAGGATACTTAAACAGATAGACTCGAGAGGGTTTGCTATTAAGAATACTATGGACATTATCAAGTATTATGGTGTTAGATGATAACCATCTCAAAAAAGAATGAGGTTTATCTACGAGTTGAAGGAGAGCAACACTTACATAAAGAGTTAAGTGAATTCTTTCAGTTTGAGGTCCCAGGTGCAAAGTATATGCCTCAGTATAAGAGGCGATTTTGGGACGGAAAGATTAGATTATATTCACCAGGTACAGGTGAGATATATGTTGGTCTCTATGATTATCTTGCAGACTATCTGGAAGAGAAGGGTTATGAGTTTACCCTTAAAGACTCAAAGTTTTATGGACTACCCAACGAGGAAGAAGATTATGTCACACCTGAGGGGATTGCGACTTTCGTTAAACATCTACGGTTACCTTTCAAGGCAAGAGATTACCAACTCAAAGCAATATTCCAAGCTATTAAACAGCGTCGCAAACTTTTATTATCCCCAACGGGCTCAGGAAAATCCCTCATCATCTACGGATTAGTAAGATGGCATAGAGCAGCGCAGAGAAATATACTTATCATTGTGCCTACCACATCACTGGTATCACAATTAAAACAAGACTTTAAAGATTATGGATGGAATGCTAATGCAAACGTCCATGAGATTATGGCAGGCAGAGAAAAACATACAGA